CACAGAAACATTAGTTCCTCCCCATGAAACGTATAGACCATACCGTCCTTTCTTAAGCACCACTTCTTTTCCTTCGTGCTCACCAAGGACATTATCTTTGGGCTTTTCTTCAACAATATCAAATATACTATATTCGCCGCGTTCCAACTTGCCCATATCAATGTCTTTCTTGACTTTCTTGTATTCAACCTTGCCTGTTTCAGGATTATCATATTTCAATACAGGACCATATCTGGCTATCATGTAAGTATGTTTATCATCTACTTGATAGGTTTTCTTTTTCACATCCTTTTTGACCTTGGTTACGGTATCATCTAGCATTCCGTTGCACTCTTCACACAATGTATACCAGGTTTGTTCGCCTTTGCTGATTACATCAAGTGTATCTTCCATTCCTTTCGTGTAATCATATTCAAAGACATTTTCAAAATTCTTAAGCAGAAACTCAATAACGACGCGACCAATTTGTTGTATAACCAATTTGCTTCGTTCATTGCCAAATTCACGAGTGTTGGTGATCTCACCGAGTTCGTCACCAACAAGTTCGTAGTCTACACACTGTATTTTTTTACCTTTTACGTCTTCTTTTTTAACATAGCCCCGCTCCTGAATTTTATCAATAAGACTGGAAAATGTCGATGGCCGACCAATTCCCTTATCTTCTAGCATCTGCACCAACTTTGCTTCAGTGTAATGAGTTTTGGCATTCTTTAATACAACCTTTGAATATACCTTTTGGTACTCAAGTTGAGTATTGTTTTTAATTTTTCTAAGAAAGCGAAAAATCGGGTTTGTTTTGTCGTATCCGCCCACAATTTTCCACCCAGGGAACACGATTTCCTCGCATGTATATTTATAAATGGCATCTTCCGGTGCGGTAATTTGCGCAGTGATTCCAATACATTCACAGTAAGCCATGCAACTTTCCATAGTGTTGCGCCAAATCAATTGATACATCTTTTTCTGACGCGGGTCTGTGCTGTCTGGCAATACCTCGCGTTTGCAATCAGTGGGTCGGATTGCTTCGTGCGCTTCTTGCGCTTTTTTGTCATCTTCCTTTCCTTTCTTTGTGGTTTTTGCATTCTTGGCGGGTTTCTTCTCTTTTTTTTCTGGGTTATCGCCTTTCCGCTCAGACAATTTATTAATATCCGGACGGACATACTTTTTCTCATACTTAACTTTAATAAAAGCACCAATGTCTTTGATAAATTCTTCACTATAAGTGGTGCTATCGGTACGCATATAAGTAATGTATCCACCCTCATACAATTTTTGACATAGTTGCATAGTTTGTTTTGGACTATAGTGCAATTCGTTACTCGCAGTTTGCTGTAAACGACTCGTAGTGAATGGAGTTGGTGGAGTTTTTTTAGTTTCACGTGGGTCACTACATGAATAAATGTGGTCGTGGTTTACACTTTCTTCCAAGAATTCCTCAATTTGCTCGGTACTAGTGTGGTTTTTTTGTAGTGCAAAATCCACATTTTTTTTAGTAAAATAACCAATAGTTTGATACATTTTTTTTCCAGGAGAAGCCTCAATATCTTTTTGATTGTCATAAACAATTCGAAGCGCGGGCGTTTGACACCTGCCAGCAGAAAGAGAAGATTTTGAAGTGCGACTAATATGTGACCAAAGAGTAGGTGAAACTTTGTATCCTACCAAAATATCAAGAATTTGGCGCGATTGTTGTGCATAAACCATATTAAGATTTACAATGGTTGGATTTGCCATCGCTTTTTGAACGGCTGGTTTTGTAATTTCATGAAAAATAATACGTTTTGTAGTGGCAACTGGAAGACGAAATTCTTCACAAATATGCCAAGCAATGGCTTCGCCTTCACGATCGTCATCAGTTGCTAGGATAACTTCACTTGATTTTTTAATCTGTTTACGGAGTTCGGCAACATTTTTCCTTTTTTCTTTGAGCACTGAAAATGTCGGTTTAAAATTGTTTTGAATATCAATACATTTAAGTCCATCAGTAAGGCCACGAATATGACCAAAACTGGCAACACATTTATATCCAGAACCAAGATAACTTTCAATCTTTTTACATTTCGCAGGGGATTCTACAATTACTAATTTCGGCATGGATTATTTGTTAAGGTATAATTAACATAAAATGGTATGTTTATATTAATTTGATTTATTGTTGTGCGGGAACATCTGCTTCAGTCATTTTTTTGTACTCTGACCACGAAACCTTTTTGGCGGGAGGTCTTGAGGGTTCTTTTGATTTCTTTTTAGATGCACGACGTTCGGCATTTTCTGCGGAACGAACTGCACTATCAACATATATTTTTTTAAGTAATTTACCAACAAGAAACGAACCTTCATGTTGGTCAATTTCACCATCTTCAATACGTTTGAGAACTTGAATAAAATTTCCAAGAATATTGAGGTCGATTTCATCTTTTATTAATTTATTGAAAATGTTTGTGTAATGATTAAAAAGAAAACCGGCGCGGTTAATGCACATTTGTTCAAATTGTGAAAAATTAGATTTTCTAAGACGTGCGTGTGATTTTTTAAGTTGGTCAATTGCGATTACACATTCTTTGATTTGTCCGCTGTGTTTAAGAGTGCGGATTAAATCGGTAGTTTCTTCTACATCGTTGTCCTTTAACATACTCTGAAGTTTTAAACGGTCTTTAGGATCCATGTTATAATTGCTATATATAAAGTTTGACATTTTTTTTAAATATATAATTTTCTAAGAACTATATATAATGGTACAAGAATTTAAGAAAGAAGAATGCATTGTTAATGGCATTTCTTATAATAAACCAGGTGAATGTGGCTCAGCGCAACAAAATTTGCGTAATGAACAGCAAGCCCTTATGATAGGTGGCAAACGTCGTTCCATGAAAAATAGAAGAAATAGAAATAGAAAAAGTAACAAAAGACATAACAAAAGAAAAACCAATAAACGTCAGAGAGGCGGTCGTCGTAACAGAAAAACAAGACGTTTAAGAAACAGAAAAAATAGAAAAAATAGAAAAAATAGACGTTCGCGAAGAAGACAGAGAGGCGGTTCTGGTAACAAAGAAAGTGTTTCATATGCAGCCATTAAAGATGGTGCTGGCGATAAAAAAGGTGCCGAGACAGCATTGCAAATGGAAAACTTATCTGAACAAGTGAAATACAACAATAGTTAAAGAGACAATTAATGTTATTTTTGAATAATAAAATAGGTATATATTTTATTATGAAGTTTTCCGATTTGTTTATGTCATTTTTTGTATTTTTCATGTTTTTTCTAATAAATCTTTATTTGTATGTTATGATTTATATAAACGATATTAAGGATAATTGGCCAATGTATCGCTGTAATCCCACAATTATGCCTTTTGCCGGATTTTTTGGAAAGGACCCGGCGCAAAATTTTGCACAATGTATTCAAAATATGCAAAGTGGATTTATGACTGAATTTCTTGAACCAGTTTACTATATTGTTAATTTAACTGGTGGTGCATCAAAGGAAATAATGAAATCCATGGAAGATATTAAGAAATTTGTTGATACAATGCAAAGTTCTGTTGGTATGGAATTTGGAGACATGGGCGGTATCATGAGAAAATTACAAATCGCTATGCAAGGTATTTTAATTGCAATGTTGGATACCTTTTCGAGACTTGGTGGTATTTTGATGGTTTTTGTAAATTTCTTAGAGGGTTCTATTATGACAATTAAAACAGGGTTCCAAGCATGTTTTCATCCAGATACACCAGTTACAATGGCTGATGGAACAAGAAAAAAAATGAAGGATGTTAATTTAGGCGATAAACTTGCAAACGATACCCATGTTATTTCAACAATGAAGATATTACCACAACAAGAAGATAAATACTATGCTATTTATAGTAAAGAATTAAAAGAAACCATATATGTTACTGGAAGTCATTTTATATTAGATGAAAATAAAAATAAATTTATACCTGTCGAAAAATATGCAAAAGCACAAAAAAGTGTAAAAACCCCCGAAGTCATGTATTGTTTAATTACAAATACACATAATATTCCAGTAGGAGAATACACCTTTTATGATTGGGAAGATGATGATATCTCTAGAAATTATTATTTATCCGAATTAGTTCATTAATATTATCCAATTACTATATATGAATAATATTAATAGCGGAAATATTGAAAAAAATATAAATATGGGTGATGCAGAAAAAATAGGAAACGATATTAATAGTAAGATTTTGAATATATATAAAAAAACCTCCTATTTAGAAAAATATGGAGGTTCAGTCTTTATGGTTGCCATGTTAATGTTGTTTTATACAATTTATAGAGCCAGATTGGATATTAAAAATCGTATGGGACCGATAAAGGACGATTGGGCTAATAAAAGATGTAGTCCTGACGTTATTCCTTTTGCAGGAATGATTAATACACCCCCTGGTTCTCATCCATTTTTATATACAGCAAGTAATTTTTCATATTGTATTCGAAATATATTATCAGGTATTGTATTTGATTTTTTTGCACCTATTTATTTTGTTGTTGGTGTTATAGAACAAGTAATAAGACAGTTTGTGCTAGCAATAAAGAATATAAAGGTGATTCTTGAAAAAATACAAGAAACAATTGCAAAAATCATTCAATATATCAGAGATACCTTAAATAAGTTTGTTTCTCCTTTCAAAAAGATATTATATTCAGTAATTGATGCCTTTAGTAAAATTGGTGGTTTATTTCAAGCATTGGTTTTCATGTTTATTGCCGTATTAAATTCTTGCAAAGCATTTATCGCAATGACATTAATGAATATGGTTATTGCGATTACAGTTTTATGTGTATTGGTTGCTATTTTATGGGCAGCAGCAATATTTTTTCCTATTCCAACCGCAATTATGGCGAAAGTATTGACCGCAACTATCGTAACTAATATCGGTATATTAACAGCAATAATTACAATAGTTCGCAATATATTGGGAATATCTGTTGCTGCTGTTATGCCTCTTGTGCCTGCATGTTTTGATGAAAATACAATGTTTAAATTGCACGATGGAACAAGTAAACGAATAATTGATATCAAAATTGGCGATAAATTACAAGATGGGGGTATTGTAACAGGTAAAATAAAACATCTGCTTGGTGAACAAAAAATGTATAAGATAAATGGCGTTTACGTAACTGATAAACATATTGTTGTAGTTAATGATGGTTTAGATGAAAAACACGTTAAAGTTGAAGACCATCCGGATAGTATTTTGGTAGACGATTATGATAAATACTTTATATATTGTTTAAACACCACCTCAAAAAGGATTATTATCAATAATGTTACATTCACAGATTGGGATGACTTAGATGAAATGGACATGTTAGAAATAAAAACAAAATGTAATGAGCAGGGAATGATAGAAGTATCCAAAGAAAGTATTCACAAAAATATTGATGGTGGATTTCATGGTTCTACACAAATTCAATTAGAAGATGGTCGTTCAATACCTATTAAGGATATTGACATAAATGATATTTTAATTTGTGGCGAAAGAGTTACTGGATTAGTAGAAATTGATGGATTAAATGTTTCAAAACAGTATAAGTTTAAGTTCAAAGACGATAGTGACAATGATGTTGAAATATTTGGTGGTCCGAATTTAGTTATTTTTGATGATGAGAGTTTAGGAGTTATGCAGACAATTGATATAGTTGGTAAAAAGGTTGCGAAAGAAGAAAAACTATATCATATAATTACCGATAAACGAACACTTCAAATAAATGGTATTAAATTTCTCGATTACAATAGTTGTGTTGAACTTTATTTAGAGAACGATAAAGATGAATTATTTTCAGGATTGTTATAAATTAAACACTTTTTAATTGTTTTTATAAAATATTATCTATTAATATTTTATAAAATGAACCTTAAGGTATTTGGAAAAAAATTAGACATCCAAACATTAGTGATCGGTGTTGTTCTTGGATTATTCATATGTCGTAATTTGTATTGCGGTTGCAAAATGATGGAAGGCGCTACTGGAGCCATGGAAGAAGTTGCGAAGAAAGTGGATGATGAAAAAAAAAATAAAGGAAAAAAAGATGAACCAACTAGTCCCGCAAATCTTCTTGAAGGATTAAAAGATAAGATTAAAAAATTAAAAAATAATACAGGAATGAATGACGAAAACAAGGAAGGATTCTCTGGATTAGGTCAACCTACCATGGGTGGTGTTGAAGGATCGTTTGAATCTCAGGATGGAACTGGACAATGGAGAGATGGAAGCGAAGAAACGCACCAAGGAACCCAAGTTCCTTTACCCGCTGGCGAAATGTTTTTTTTCGCTGATAACAAATTCTCACCGCAATGCAGATCGAGTTTTAGTTCGTCTACTGGACAAGCCTGTTTATCCAAAGAACAAATTGACTACTTAAATCAGCGTGGTGGAAACCGTACATTTGGTGACGGATTCTAAAATAGATTTTAATTTTAATTTTAATTATATTATTAAAATTAAAGCCGTCTCATAATTCCGCATTTGTTACAAACTTTAAATGCACTAATTTTTACTGTAGCATTAATAGGTGTTTCATTGAAATCCCTTTCCCATTCATGTTCGCAATTATCAAATAAAAATGTTTCAGTCCTATTAAGAATTGATTCCTTTGCATCAATTAATTTTTCAATGTTTTGTTTTGTTTCATGATATTCTTTAATATTTTCATCTGTTGGATCTTCCAGTAAAAAATGATTTATATCATTAATATTTTGGTAGTGTTTTTGTAATTCATAACGCAGTGATTGTGATAAGTAGATGTAGGTTTCTATTTTTTTTGTTGTGGTTTGCATCCGATTATATATACAAGTTATATTTGTTTAAATCGTTGCTAGGTTCTTTTAGTAGTTTGTCGACTATCTCACGTGTAACTGTGAAAGGAAAGGATACTTTAATTGGAATATCCTTTTCAAAGAGATTTTCATCTGGTTTCATCAGACGAAACAAGTTAACCTTTGTATAAATAATTTCTACACATCGTTTCAGATTTCTGACACCCTCTTCCTTATTTGTGAATTGTTCAATAATGTAATGAAGTGTATCTTCAGGAATGTCAATGTCTTTTTCACCTATGCTAATGTTTTTTGCAATGCTAGGTGTTACATAGTTATTTGCGATGGTGCACTTTTCCTTTTTATTGTAACCCTTTGTAGTAATCCTATACATTCGGTCAAGAAGAATAGGATTAATTTTACTTTCGTCGTTGTAACTAAAGATAAACAATGCTTTGCTAAGATCAAAATCAATATCGGCAAAATATTTATCATGAAACTGGGTATTTTGCGTTGTATCAATGAGATGAGTCAAAATCCCAATGATTTCATCGCCCTTTGGAGTGTTGCTAACTTTATCAAGTTCATCAAAGTAAATAACTGGATTCATACATTTGCTTTTAATTAGGATATCTACAATTTTCCCCCAGGTGCTTCCTTCATATGTATATGAATGTCCTTCAAGGAAACTGCTGTCTGTAGCACCACCAAGAGCCAGGAATGCAAACGGACGATTAAGAATCGCACTAACACCCTCTTTTACAAGAGTTGTTTTACCTGTTCCCATTGGTCCCTTAATAGCAATAGCATTACCAACAGCCTGTGGGTTGGTAATCCACTGACCAATCATTTGCATAATTTGCAATTTTGCATCATTAAGACCATATACTGCTTCGTCAAGACGACTTTGGGCTTTTTTCATGTAATCGTGACACACATCTGGGCCATCTTTAACAGTAATATCAAATGTTTTATATGTTCCAAAAGGAATACCCATAAATGTATCTACCCAGTTTTTAATTTTGTAATATTCGCCGCTTCCGGGTTCCATATATCTCAAAGAATTGATTTTTCTCATTGCACTAGCCTTGTATTCTGCACTAATTTGTGAATCAATAAGAGCAATACGATATGGTTTTTCGCTTTTGGAAATATCATTAATTTCTTGTAGTTTTTTAATAATCTTCTTTTGTTCTACAAGTTTTAGTTCTTTGAAATATTTAAGATCATTCATAACATTCTTTTCCTTAACAAGTTTGACAAATTCTTTAGCGTTTTTCACCTTTTCTTTCTTATTTTTTTTATCTTCAGCCACCTTCAATTTCTTTTCTTCTTTTTTAGTTACCTTTTCAAATTCTTTCAATATTTTGTTATTAGAAGATTTTTCTTTGTATCTTCCTACAAAGTCTTTGAATTTTTTTAATACTTCTTCATCATCCTCATCACTTTTTTCTTCCTTTTTATTTTTGTTATCTTTGACATCATTTTCAACTTTTTTTGATTTTTTTAGAGATTTACCCTTTTTCGGTTCTTCTCCTTCGCCCTCATCATCATCACTTTCTTCCTCACTTTCTTCTTCTTCACTTTCTTCATCTTCTACGCTGTCTTCTTCTTCACTTTCTTCTTCTTCACTTTCTTCTTCGTATTCAGAATCAGAATCTTCATCTTCATCTTCATCGCTATCATACATTTCATCTTCTTTATCCATGTTAGGTCCACCAATGACAATAGTAAAGGACATTTGTTCCTTAAGTTCCTTGAGATCATCCTCGTCAAATTCCTCTTCATCATCATACTCTTCTTCTTCGCTTTCAGAATCCTCTTTTTTAGACTTTTTCTTAGGTTTCCTAGATTTTTTCGGCGATTTCTTAGAAGATTTCTTAGAAGATTTTTTCGGCGATTTTTTAGATGATTTACTATCAACTTCATCCATCATTGCTAGTTGTTTTTTCATATGACTAGACGGAAACAATTTTGACAAAAACTTTTTATATTCCTTTTCATCCATGCCATCGTGTCTTTCATCACTAGAACTATAATCACTTTCTTCACTACTACTACTATCTGAGGAATCCCCCTTTTTGTAATTCTTTTTATCGTCTTTCTTTTTACTAGAACGAGTATTGTAGCGACCTTTAGGCGTGTTTGATTTGTCTTTCGTCATCTTATGATAGTTATCAATATTTTATCTATATCCCTTTTGAAATTTATTAGTTCAATTTTTTGTAAATTTTATTTTACAAAAAATTTAACTGTAATTAAGTATGTTTCTAGTTAAGTAATAGTGGATGATTTGTTGAATCGCAGTGATATATTTGTTGTATTTCTTTCTCTAAACTTTTCACAACGCACGTTTTTCTAGATTCTTTTCTCTCTTTGGTTGATTCTATCTTGTTTGTTGATGGTAATAGGTTGTTTATCCTTTTAGGAATATTAAAAATATAGTTGAACATTTACGATAATGATGTATAATATATATTTAAAAAAATTCTAATTATGCAATATCCAATTTCCAAAAAATTGAATTATAAACAATCTAAATATTATCCTAATAATATAGGAAGAAATGTCAAACAACAAAATGAGTGATTCTTCGAAAATTATTGGTATTCAATTTAGTATTCTATCTCCGGAAGAAATTAGAAAAGGATCAGTAGCACAAATCACGAGTAGGGACACTTATATCAATAACAAACCAGTTATTGGCGGTTTGTTTGACCCCAGAATGGGAGTTTTAGAACCGGGTCTTATTTGTCCAACTGATGGTCTAGATTATATGAAAACACCTGGCTACTTTGGCCATATTGAACTTGCTCGACCAGTGTTTTACATTCAATATCTAACGACAATCATGAAAATTATTCGATGTGTATGCTTTAAATGCAGTAAACTGTTGATTAGTAAAGAAGCGCATAAGCATTGTCTTACTATGACTGCAGAAAAACGTTGGAATTATGTATTTCAATTGGCTAGTAAAGTAAAACGATGTGGTGAGGAATGTGAGGATGGTTGCGGTTGCAAACAGCCTGACAAGGTTAAGAAAGAGGGACTTGCTACTATTATTGCTGAGTGGAGCAACATGGAAAATACTGAAAGCGAAGATAGTGATAAGTTGACAATGAAAATGATTCCAGAAATTACCTTGAAGATATTCAAGCGTATTAGTGATGATGATGTAAACTTTATGGGATTTAGTCCTATTTGGTCTCGGCCAGATTGGATGATTTGCCAGGTGTTGGCTGTCCCTCCCCCCGCAGTTCGTCCTTCTGTGAAACATGATGCTCAGCAGCGTAGTGAAGACGATATTAGTCACATTATTGTGAATATTATTAAATCTAACAATACGCTTCAAGAGAAAATTCAAGCGAACGCAAACGCGAATATTATTGATGATTGGACAACTGTCTTGCAATATTATATTGCAACTATGATTGATAATAAAATTCCCGGAGTTGCATCAGTTGCACAACGTTCGGGTCGTGCTCTTAAATCGATTAAAGAGCGCCTAAATGGAAAAACGGGTCGTGTTAGAGGTAATCTTATGGGAAAACGTGTTGATTTTTCGGCGCGTTCTGTTATTACTCCAGACCCCAACCTCTCTATTGCACAACTTGGTGTACCTATGAAAATTGCGATGAATTTGACAAAACCATGTGTAGTGAACAAAATGAATAGGCAGTTTCTTCTTCGACTTGTCAAGAATGGACCTGATGTTCATCCTGGTGCCAAAATTCTTGAACGAAAAAATGGAGAAAACATTTCTCTAAGATATGTTGATCGTGCTTCAATTACACTTGAAGACGGAGATACGGTTCATCGTCATGTTATGGACAATGATGCTGTTCTATTTAATCGTCAGCCTACACTTCACAGAATGAGTATGATGTGTCATATGGCGAAAATTATGAAGGAGGGTAATACGTTTCGCATGAATGTTGGAGATACAAAGCCGTATAATGCAGATTTTGATGGTGATGAAATGAATCTTCACATGCCTCAGGATGAGGAATCAGAGGTAGAATTGAGAAATATCGCGGCTGTTCCTTATCAAATGATCAGTCCTGCAAATAACCAGTCTATTGTTGGTGTCTTTCAGGATTCACTTCTTGGTGCATACAGATTTACTCGTCCAGGTATTGTATTTAGTCCTCGCGATGCAATGAATCTTCTTATGCGTTTTAAGAATGTCAATGTGAAAAACTTGGGAAGTAAAGAGATCAAGAATTTTGATATATTGTCTCAGATTTTGCCGCCGCTTTCTCTTAAATACAAAACAAAACTTTATAAGGAGGAGGAGGACATTAAAACTTCAAATAACGTTCTTGAAATTGTAAAAGGTGTTGTGAAACGCGGACAAATTGAAAAGAGTGTTCTTGGAGCGACCACACGTGGTATGATTCATCGCATTTGCAATGATTTTGGAAATATGGCAAGCAAGGACTTTATTGATGATTTGCAAAACATTGTTACTGAATATATGAAAACGAGTTCATATAGTGTTGGTATTAGTGATCTTATTTCAGATAGTGAAACAAATACTAAAATTATTACTGCAATTACAGAAAAGAAGAAAGATGTGAAGAGTCTTATTGATCAAACTCATCTTGGTATCTTTGAAAATAATACTGGAAAAACAAATGTTGAGGAATTTGAAACGCAAGTAAATAACATTCTTAATAAGGCCCAGGATGAAGCGGGTAAAATTGGACGTAACAGTCTTGATAAAACTAACCGATTTGTTATGATGGTTAATGCTGGTTCCAAGGGAAGCACACTTAATATTGCACAAATGATTTCTTGTCTTGGTCAACAAAATGTTGATGGAAAGCGTATTCCATATGGATATGAGAACCGAACGCTTCCCCACTTTTCAAAATTTGATGATTCACCTAATGCTCGTGGTTTTGTTGAAAGTTCATTTATTTCGGGTTTGCGCCCAGAAGAACTGTTCTTTCATGCTATGGGTGGTCGTGTTGGTCTCATTGATACGGCTGTAAAGACCAGTCAAACTGGTTACATTCAGCGGCGTCTCATTAAAGGTTTGGAGGATTTGTGTGTCAAATATGATATGACTGTGCGAAACAATATGAACAAGGTTATCCAGTTCTCATATGGCGATGATGGTGTTGATACTGTGAAAGTGGAAAACCAAAATATTCCCATTACTCGCATGACTGTTGATGAAATCTATGCTCATTATCATATGCCAAGCGATGATCTTAAAGATGCGGTCTATACAACTAGTTACACGAAATACGCTCTTCGCAGAATTGCAAAACAAAAGGCTGAACTCAATGATAAATGCAAGTTTTACATTGAATATATGATAGATGCGCGAAATAAAATGATTAAAAATATCTTTAAATATCAGGATAATACTAAAGTGCATATTCCGGTTTCGTTTCAACATATTATTAATAATATCCGAAACCAGATGAACATAACCCATATGTCAATGGTTGATATTACACCCAATGAAATCTTTCAACTTATTGAAAAAACAATCAGTAAATTGGAAATGTTTCATTATTCAAAACCTACTGAATTGTTTAAGGTAGTTTACTACTTTTACCTTTCACCCAAGGAATTGGTTATGAAACATCGTTTCAACAAAAAGGCGATTCTTATGCTATTGTCAACAATCGAGTATTCTTATAAACGCGCCCTTGTATCACCTGGTGAGATGGTTGGTATGATTGCCGCGCAATCAATTGGTGAACCAACTACACAAATGACTCTTAATACCTTTCATTTTGCCGGTGTTGCAAGCAAATCAAATGTTACTCGTGGTGTGCCGCGTATTGAAGAGATTCTGTCTCTTTCAGAAAATCCTAAAAATCCATCTCTTACTATTTATTTGAAATCTGAAGATGAAATTGAGAGAACTACTGCTCAAAAGGTTATGAACCGTTTGGAACATGTAAAGATGCGCGATATTACCAAAACCGTAACTATTTGTTTTGACCCCGATGATGGGAATACCCTTCTCGAACAAGATATCGACTTGATGTCTCAATACAACCAATTTAAGAGTGTCATGGATGAGTGTATGACGGATGAACCACAAAAAGATGCTGATTCTAGTGAAAATTCGAAATGGGTTATTCGTTTTGAATTTCAACGTGATGAAATGCTTGATAGAAATATTACAATGGATGATGTTCATTATGCGCTAGTAAATACATGCAAAGAGGAACTTTCCTGTATCTATACTGATTACAATTCTGATAAATTGATATTTAGAATTCGTATCAAAAATATTAGTCGTTCTAAAAAGAAGGGCACTGGGATGACTTATCTTGACCAATCCGATGAAATCTACATGTTGAAGAATTTTCAGGAACATCTATTAAATAATATTGTTCTTCGTGGAATTAAAAAGATAGATAAAGTTATTCTTAGAAAGATTCCGGAGAATGTTGTTTTTGAGGAAGGAAACTATGTCAAACGTGAATCATGGGTTCTTGATACTGTAGGAACAAATCTTATGGATATTATGGCATTGGATTACATTGATAAATACAGAACAGTTAGTAATGATATTGTTGAGATTTATAAAGTTCTAGGTATTGAAGCAGCAAGACAAGCAATTTACGATGAGTTGGCAGACGTTATTGAATTTGATGGAACATATATTAATTATCATCATCTTTCAATGCTTTGTGATCGTATGACTGCAACATTGAAAATGGTTTCAATCTTTCGTCATGGAATTAATAATGATCATATTGGTCCTATCGCCAAGGCATCTTTTGAAGAAACTCCTGAGATGTTTATGAGAGCAGCCAAACATGCAGACCTCGATATCATGCGTGGCGTTTCAGCAAATGTTATGTGTGGTCAGGAGGGACATTTTGGAACTAATAGTTTTAATGTTGTTTTGAGTATGAGAATGATGCAAAATCTCAAAGCATATGATTACGAACCTGAAAAAACCGAACAATATATTGATGATATGTTTGGCAATATTGAAGATAGTGATGATCCTTGCAGTAAGAGCAATATTATTATTAAAAATAATGTTGGTGCTATTAATGATAAAGATACTGGCGCAGTTGAAGATGATTATGATCCTGGATTTTAAAGATAAATAAAATTAATTAAAGTATATATATATTATTCTATATATATACTAATGTCAAGTGAACCTCGTATCCGACTACCCGATTTAAATATAGATATCAATAATACTTCTGAACAAGAGGGTGAAAATGTTGAAAATAATA